GTTTAGTTGAGGCAATGTCTTTGGCATCTTTCCTTTTGATGGTGGCAGCAACTTTGGCAACCTCAAGTGAGCTTGCTTTACCCGTCTTCTGAGCCGCTCTAACCATCCCGAAGAATCGTTGTTGCTTCTTAGAGACTGCGGGCATGCTATCACCCTCCTACTACTTGAACTTCTTCTACAACAATTGCATTACCTGTTACTGCAATCTTAACGCAACGTTTTACTTTTGCTTGACCGCCAGATGCATAGGTATATGCAGAACCTACACCAGAAGCATCAATATCTGATGTAATAGTCGCACCAGTAGTTGCGGTAATTTTCTTACCAACTGTACCAGCACTCAAGAATCCAGCATTGATAGTGGGAGATGTCCCATCGTCTACTACAGCAATGAAATCATCAACTGAGAAAGGATGAGTGTCACGAGACATGTTCTCCTGTAAACTATTTCCTAATGTATATACTGCCCCATTAACATTAGTTGCTTTAACAACTTTTGCTGTACCAGGCTTTCCACCTCTCAATAATAGTGATTCATTATCAATTAAAGTTATTGCAGGTCCACCATTAAATGATACCGTAGCATCACCAGCGTTTGCTATAACTCTAAAATATCCAGTTTGCACAACTTGATACTCAGTAGCGTCTGCGGCCACTGCGTTTGTGCTTAATACATTAAGAACTGTCATTGTCTTGTCTTGTTTAATCCTTATTATTTATGTTGTTTTGTTGCTTCAATAATTTCTGGAGTTCCGAAGTACTACCAACAAAGAGTGCATTAGTAACATTACTAGGACTCTTCTTGTCTTCCTTATCCAGTTCTTTCATCTTCTGTTGGAGATCAATTAACTTGTCAGTTACGTCTCCGACTGCTTTAATAGTTGTAGCTGCCACCTCATAAGCACGAGGATGATCTGACGCTCGTGCCACATCAAGTATACCATCTACTGCCTCCTGTCCTTTCATTACTAGGTTATGTAACTGAGCACGAGAAGTCTCGTAATCCTGTTGTATGTCAGGAGTATCAGTTCTTAAAGCTTTAGATTTTTCAACCGCCTTTTGTAACTCAGATGGTTCATCTCCAAATACTTTATTCAATCCATCAAAGGTACTCATAATTGTTCATCCTGTCCACTAGTAGGATTACGTTTCTTATTGTCCGTAAACTCCTCGTGAACAACTCCAAATCCAAAATCATCATCTGCATCAGCAGTGACAGGATCAGGTTGTACAGTATAACGTACCTCACGAGGTGCAGTGCTAACAGCAGTACTTGTGTAAGCATCTGCAATAACCTTCGTAATAACAGAAGATTCTTGTACAGGACCGTATACGTAAGTCTTGGCAGTAAATCCTATGGTGTAAATGATTGCTCTACGAGAGGCAAAATTACCCTCATACTCATCATCATAGTCAATAGAATTAATAATGACAGGAACATCCTTTGTCTCGTTGAGTCCTGGAACCAACTTAAGTGGTAAGTTGTAGCTGGGTTGGAAGTAAGGTAAAACCTGTTCCAGAATTTCAAGGCCGTCATCTTGATTTTTAGATATGATTGCTAATTCAAAGTTTAAATTGTAAGGCACTGGCATGTATGCCATCTTATTTTTTGTCGTGCCAGTCGGTACCAGGATCTTTTGAGTAGGACTAACCTTTCTAGTAGGATCATAGGATATACCTTTAATCTCAAAAGATATCCTTGGTAAGGTAATTTGTACCCTCTTGTTTGTAGGATCGGGTACTTGTTCTAGTCTTGCTAAAAATTTCTGTTTAGGACCATAAGCCAAAGGAACTTTCATAACAGTTGTTCCTTGTTTGATCTCTATATTATTGAATAGAGTACCAAACCCAACAACGGTCTTCCTGAAGACTTCGTGATAAAAATATTTTCCTAACATTAGATTGTAAAGTCAGTAGTTGAACCAATTGAACCAAATGGATTTGATTCAGAGAAATCAATTATGTCATCATCAGCAGTTTCAAAACTATAGTTCTGATCTACTTCACTGTTTGTATTATCTATAGTATTGTATGATTCTCCACTCCAGAGAGCACCAGATGTTTGACCTTTAATGTTCTCAGCAGTATTGAATGTACCTGTACGATTGATAATCTGTAGTACTCTTGTGGAATTATCCCAAGATTTAACCTCTGCCTGTGTATCCTTCGGTGAATTACCAATGGTTACAGTTGGTGCTGAGGAATATCCACTACCAGCTGTATTTATGGTTACACCAGTTACTAGACCTCCAGCAGATATAACAGCAGTACCTGTTGCTCCAGATCCCCCTCCACCACTGAATGTTACAGAAGGAGCAGAAGTATAGTACTCACCACCATCAGTAATAGTAACAGAATCCACGATGTCACCATTGAGAGTAACTGTGCCAGTAGCAGTATTAAGATCACCAATAACGGTTTCACCAACCACATAATCACCAGACCCACCAGTACCCATAGTAACACTTGTGGAGTTACTAAACGCAATTTCAATAGCGTCAATATCAGCAATACCAGTATCAATATCTTCATCGGAATATTCAAAGAGTTCGCATTGCATTTCCCAGACGTAACCTTTACCTAACTGATAAAATGGTCTCTCGGCTTCTACAAACTTAATTTCAAACAAATGCTTGGTGATAGGAAACCAAACTAAATCTCCTTCATTCGGTCTACCTTCAACATTTAATGTGACATTATTATCAACCTTCTCAGTAAATTTCTCGCGAGAAACAATAAAGGTTGTCTTGTCTTCTATTCTAACACCGAATTTAGTTAGGAGTTCACCTTGTCCTTCCCAACCTTCAGCATTATTAACATATGCCCTAATGGGATATGCATTCTCAAACTTACTACTATCTATTTCATCTAGAATATTATCCCTTCCAACATAGGTTCTAGGTAGATAATAAACATCCTGTCCATACAATTCAATGGACTCTACAACCAAGTTCTCCATGAACTTTCTTTCCTGAGCTGAACCGTTAATGTTCAATCTACAGGCAGAACTATAATCTGACTGATTACAATCTGATGCTGGAGAATTTGAGTATGCCATATTATCCTACAAGATCTAGTGGTGGAATCTCATAACGATCTCTAACTTCTTCTTCTAGTTCCTTTTTCCTAGCAGAAGCGTCTTCTAGTATTTGACGACCATTGAGTGTTACACCACCCAACATTTGAATGCCATCATACTTACTTAGGTTTCTACCCCACTGTTGCATGAAGATTGCTTCACAATAGTCTTTTAACCAGTTGTCATTATAAGCAGAAGTATAAACTTCTGTATCAGTTCTCATAGTACAGTCAACTAGAATATAGTTACCTACTGTGAGTTCATCCCAACTAAAGTCAAGGTATAATTTATTCTCAACCCTATTGTATCTAATACGTCTGTGTGCACGAGAGTTAGTTACCCAATCAAGTGTCTCAAGATATTGAGATACCATGAAGTAATGTAGGATTTGAGAGTTCGTGAATGCGTAAATATCATTCAAGAAAATCTGGTACTTAATGTTAAACATATTACCAGGTACCACACTACTGCTACTTAAATTAGCATAGACCTGATTGATTCCTACCACGCCAGGAGGTAGATCAACACTAAGATTATTCTTTGACCAAGTTCCATCTATATCTGTACTACCTTTTGCAGCAGTCTTAATTGCTTCAGTAACTTCAATTTTAATCAACTGTTTTTGAGAACCATCGTAATGATACTCTTGCCAATAATCAATTGCTTCTTCCACTAGATCATCCAACTGCTCATCACATACGTTGATGTCAATAGCAGGGTATCCTAATCTTCTTAGAGCATAATTCTTTAGCTCGGTTTTAGTTGCAGGTTTTGTAGCAGACATTTAATTATCCGAATGAAGTAATAGTCAAGTTAGTAACATCATTAGCACCAACAGTTTCTCCAACTTTGAAGAATCCGTCAACTGTATCCACAGTAACTGAAGTAGCACCTAGAGCAGTAATCGTTCCAGTTGTACCAGAAGTTCCACCTGTTACAGTTGCACCAACTTCCATCGTTGTGATGTCAGATAGTGAGAATGTAGCATGTGTAAATGTGGTTGCAGTATTAATCGTTGCGTTAGCAAAGATTGTAGCAATGTCAACTGTAGCACCATTACCATGAATGGCTGAAACAGGTATTGTACATCCACTTCCGTGTATAGCAGAAACTGGGATTGTAGCACCATTACCATGTATAGAACCGACAGAGGTTGAACCGCCGTTTCCATGGATTGCTCCGACAGATGTAGTTGCATTACCATGAATAGCAGCAACACCAGTAACTGCGTTACCATCTCCAGATCCAGCAATTGTAATAGAGTCAGCAGCAGCGTATCCTGATCCATCATTATTAATGACAGCACTTACTACTACTCCAGATACATTGGTAGTAATGTCAAGAGTCAATCCAGTACCTGATCCACCTGTTGTTGTGGAAACATTAGTTATAGTTTGATCAGCAGGGTATCCAGTACCACCAACCATTATTGAATTGAGAGTCTCAACTCCAGTTGCATTAGGGTTAGTCAGTGTAATAGTATCTGAGTTTGAATAACCAGAACCATCATTAACAATAGTCATTCCAGTTACAGAACCAGATCCATTAACTGAAACAGCAACAGTCAATCCTGAACCAGATCCACCTGTTGTTGTATTAACTGTGCCAGCTGAATAACCTGAAGCAGCAGCAGTAATAGAACCAAGTGTATTAACACCTGATGAATTAGCATTGGCAACTGTAATAGTATCAGATGCGGAGTAGTTTAATCCGTCATTATTAACTGTAAGACCTGTGATAGCACCAGAACCAGATACAGATGTAATGTTAACAGTCAATCCAGATCCAGAACCATTTGTTGTGGTTGCAATTCCTGTTCCTGTTGAGTATCCAGTACCACCTGTGATACCTCCAAGTGTATTAACACCAGATGCGTTTGCATTTGAAATGGTAATAGTATCTGATGCACTATATCCTGATCCATCATTGTTAATTGAAACACCATCAACAACACCGTTAGTAACAGTAACGTCAACAGTCAATCCAGTACCTGAACCAGATGAT